GTTCTTTACAATAGCTAGAGTAGTGTTTGGACCACAATAATGTTGTATTCTAGCGGCAAACTTATTTTGAGTAACAGTTACTAGATCTGAATGATGATAAATAAACTTAGCAATATCACTAAGACCCTTCTCCATGTAGACTCCGTACAGTCTATGACCCTTATATAAATCAGTTAAAAGGTCATCTGTATCGTAATGGACAAACTTACCAAATTCCTTGCCCTTGCCTATGATTCTAGCTGTATAATTACCACCATAATTACAAAGGTTTTGAGTAAAGATGATGTCTGCCCACTTCATATCAGCAAAATCCCAATTAGGGATCCACTGACCAGTCTTTTCTTCTATGCCTAATGGGTTCTTGTTCCACCTAATCTCTACTCTATCAGGATAAAGTTCCTCTAGCTTTTTATAAGGAGCAATAATCCTATAGTAGGCACAACCGCCCTCATTAGAAGGCACACAAAGTATTTTAAGTTTTTCAGTCATTGGTTATAAGCAAGGAGGACGCCTTTTGAGCGTCCTCCTATCATAGTTCTAGTTTTTTAAGAATCAGGCAGTTTCTTCGGGCTGTGGTCCTGAATCAAAGTTAGGATCTGCTTCCGCCACTAGCTTAGAGGCTTCTGTCGAGTGAGCAGCACCAATCGCAGCAGCGAGGGCAGTTACAGCACCACCAATATCAATCTTTCTATCGAAAGGCATGATTGAGGTGAATGCTCTAGCATACTGAGTTCTCTTTCGTTTCGAGAACAAGCTCACTACACCTTCCCATGCAGCTAGTCCGGGAATAAAGGCAGCAAGAGCAGCAAAAACTGCTTGGATAATACCTGCTATATCAGCCCCTTCTGGCTTTCCTAGGGGAATATAAGCAGCTTCTTCAGCAAGTTGACCCTTTTCAGCAATCACAACCTCGGCCCCCTCAGGAAACTTTGCTAGAATCTCCTCCGGGAGTTGATCGAGAGGAATCGGAGTGCCAACCTCACCTTCTTCTAGTTGGGAAGTAGTGGTAATAACTGGTTCTTCACCAAACATATTACCTAGAGCCTGACATGAAGCAACACCCATTGCTAGGGTTGCAACAAAAAATGAGTTTAGAAAAATGTTATTCATCATAATTTAACTTTGAAGTTTAGATAGGTAATCGTCATCAGAAACGGTATCCGAACCCTGACTAGGCTTACCCTTGGAAATGCTCCCGCCCATCAGAGCAGAAGCAGTTTGCTTTACTTCTTCGTAGTCCTCCAGCTTGACGAGTTCGTGGATATCGTGAAGGCTACCCATGATCGAATTCATCTCACTCTTAGTACCAAGAGGTGAAGCCTTGGGACGGGGGGCAGATTGGTCATACTTAGGCCACTGCCCATCCATCTCCTTGACGATCTTAAAATCGTGACCCTTCTCAGGATCAGTAATATCGCCAAAGTCTTCGTCTAACATCGACGCGACGATCTTCTTGAACAGAATCACTCCGACAGAAAGAATCTTAATGTCGTTAGATTCACGATCAAGTACATTCATATAATAACGAGCGCGAGGCTTAATAGTACGAGCAAGTTCCTCATCCTGCTTGCGCCCAGTCTTCCACAATGCGTAATAAAGATCACACAAAGGGCATTGCTCTCCGTGAACTTTACGGCAATGGACATTCTTCACCGTATCGTTTTCAGCAGGAATTCGGTGTATCTTGGTTTCAGCATAGAACTGCTTCGATTCATCCTTCCAAGGAAGAATGCGAATCATATTACTACCGTCTTTAACTTGGTAGAACTTCTCAAGGAAGTTAGCGTTATTATTGGAGGCAGCACCTCCGGGGTTGTTAAGTTGTTCGTGCTTCTTACGAAGCGCATTAAGGTCAATAGCCATGATTAGTTTCTCCTGTTAGTAGTTGTATAATAGTAGCTTACTTGTAAAGTTTAGTCTCTTCCCGCTTATTTGCGGAAACTTGTTGCAACATATCCTTCTTTTGCTCAAGAGCGCGAACAAGTCCCTTGAGCAATTCATACTTGAAGGTTGCGTCGTTGAGTGTACGAAGAGCAGCGTTGTACTCTTCATCAGCAAACACAAGATCATCAAGATCTTTTGCCGTCAGCTTGCTATGCGTGTTCTTATAACTAGAACGCAGCTTAGAGGCTAGACGAACATTGTCTGCTTCAATATCGTTAGTGCGCTTTTTAGCCAGACTCATCAGTCCATGATAGTAAGAATACATAGAAGCCTGTGCATACATCTCATTATCGATGTTGGCTTCGTCAAACTTAACTACTGCATCGCTGATCGTCTTGTAATTTTCCCAACTAAAAGCGTCGAGAGAATCAATAAGTCGGTTCATAAATTAATTACAGTTACAGGTTTTTCTGGTAGTTGCTTTAGAAGTGGTTGATACCACAGTAGTATTATAGGCTGGCTTAGAAGTATTTTTATAAGAATTATTAATTATAAATTTATTAGATAAAGATCTTTGATTGACTGGTGGTGTACGAGCTATACTCTGAGGCAGGTCGAATAAATCTTTATATTGCTGTGCTGTTATTAATGTTAAGAAACCCCTTAAGTCTTCGGCAACATAATCTCCAGCAACCCCTTGGACACTCACTAGGTTTGGAAACACAGTACCCTCTTTAACTAAGCCAAAAGGATAGTTTATTCTATAGAAAGATCTTCCCTCATATATTCTTATTGGATTAGTTAGAGAAGTAAATCTCCAAAATCCATTTAGATATATGGATACTTGTAATAGTCGCCTATTGGGCCTATTTAATATATTTCTTAAGTCTAATTCTTCCATACCTTATTTAGGGTGGGAGAAGATAAACTTGAATAAATCTCTGTTACAGATCCAACAATGCTGTAACATATTAGTAGTTACAGTAGTAATATATTCATTAGTAATGGTAGGCATATTACCATCACTATTTAATCCGAATAAATTAAAACCTACATGGAAAACCTCATGTAACAAAGTATTTCTATAATCTATAGGATCTTGATTTGGGTCAATATATATTATTTTATCATCAAAATCTACTTTTCCATAAAGATTCTCATCCTTAAGGCTTTTTTGAATTATCTTATAATTTTGCACTCCATCATAGAAGCGCATAGTATGTTTATACTTATTCATCTAGACTCTCAGGGAGAAGATCGTCCCCCTCTTCCATCCTAAGGATATTATAGTCCACTTTCATGGGTACAGAAAAACGGGGTCTGCCGTTTCTAGACTTAATAACATAGGCACGCATCTTACCTTCATCAAACTCTTCCTCAGTTTGGTTTAAAGAGATTGCAAAGTCACAAGTACGAATCTTACCATAAGAATCACCTAATTCAGCATCAGTAATAATTTTTACCATGCGACCTTGCCTATTAGTTTGAGTAGCAGTCCATACAAGGATTCCATACTCCATAGCTACTCCGCGAATCTCTTCAGCAGTTTTCTGCTGTGCATGATATTCCTGCTGAATCTCTCGCGTTGGACGAAGAAGCTCTAAATAATCTATAATCAAAACATCTGGTTCAAACTCCTTATAGTTTTTAAGCTGAACAAGAAGATTTCTAATAGTATTAATCGAAGCTTGCCCTGTGGGGAACTCCTTAATCATTAGCTCACTACCGGGGAACTGCGCCTTAAACATATCAAGACGCTCCTTGACTGTAAGCTGATGTGCAAGATCCTTGAGACGGAACTGCGGGATTAGCGTCATAACGGAATCGAACCGTTGAGCAATCTTATCCTCACTCATTTCAAGCGAGACATACAAGACCTTCCTGCCCTCAATCATTGAGTGAACACCTTGGTTCACTAGGTATAGAGACTTACCCACTCCCGGAGGTGCAACAACCATCGCAAGCTCTTTTGCCCCTAACCCACCTTCGAGAGACTTGTTGAGAGTAGGAAGGATTGTCTTGTACTTTTGCTCTTGCTTCTTATTAAAAATACGATCCCAACGATCAACTATGTCATTAAAGTAATGCTGACCTGTATCTACATCTCGACTAACGAGTAGAGCCTTCTTAACGATAGTCTCAACCTCATCAATGCGGTTCTCCTTGATCAGAGCAATGCTTTCTGCAATGGCAGACTTCATAGCTTCCTTCTTCGCAAACCCTTCGATGAGGTCCAGCATATAATCTGTGTTGCCTGTGGTAGAGGCATCAAGATTATTGATGTGAAGGATCTCATCCTCATAGTCGGAAATATTCTCACGACTGGTTAGTGTAGGCTTAA